GTTTTTTGCCTAAAAAGATAGAACAAGCTAGAAGGTACAACGAAATGGAAGCGATTAATGGTATTCCAGGGGAGCTCAGATCCCTGGATATGAGCACATCTGGCGGCATGGTTGGTAAAATACATCATGTTAAAAGGAAAGATATGTTTGAAGGAGAGGTTGGAGAAAAGAAACCCGTTGGAGTTCTAAGACAGGCATTGGATGAAATTTATTGTACTGTCCAACATGGTCATGTACCTATGATACCATGTTTGGAAATGCATAAGACAGAGTTGTTACCACCAGATAAGTTGCCACGTACTTTTTCGGCATGCTCCCCGGAACATATTATTTGGACTAAACAAGTATGTGGACATGCTCTAGTAATTATGAAGGAGCATTTACACATATGTGCTTCCTCCGTCGGTATTAATCCACATGGCTATGAATGGCAACTATTACATGAGACCGTTGTAAACAGATATGGGGCGCAGACGAGGCTACTTTTGGGAGATATTTCCAATTGTGACCTGTCTGTGGCGCCCGTTTTTTGTGAATTGATGTTTTATTTGTTTAACATGGTGTATAGGTATGTTCCCAATTCCTGTGAGTACAATGAATTAAGGATATGCTGTTTGTCAGTAAGTTGTCAGCTTAGGGCTCGAGGGTATAATCTATTTGAACTAGATAGAGGACACCCATCAGGACATTTTTTAACTGGTATTTTCAACATTGTGTGTATATATGTTATACATAGGTATGCATATATAAGTGAAGTTGATATTGATAAGTTTCCAATGAAAGATTACTTTTTCCTAAAAGTTTATGGAGATGATTCGATGGGAGCAGTACATTCTGATATTGAATGTTATTTCAACATGAATGTTATGCAGGAATATTTTGCCCGGTTTGGTATGATCTATACTAATCCAGAAAAAGAAACTAATGGCTTGGTGGGTACCTATCCACCAGAAGCCGCAACATTTTTGTCACGTACTTTTAGGAAGAGTGACAATATTGTTTATGCGCCACTCAATGTAGATGCAATCTATGGAATGGTGATGTTTGTTCGAACTGAAAACGGCAAGACTGTCGAGGAAGCTCTTGATGAAAATATAAGAGCGGCCTTAATGGAAATGTACCATCATGGTAGAGATGAGTTTGAATACTTCAAATTACAGTTATGGAAAGAAGGAAGAGCACGAGGCTATACTTCTTTGTCATTACAGACCTACACTTACCATTACTTTAGCAAGTGGCAAAAAGACACTTACTATGGTAGTGAAGACCCAACCAACGTGGGACTATCTGTCAACGAATTGACAGATATGTTCTGGTGTTGATTCACACGTGATTTCGGGATCCTGGGTTCGGCGCCCGGGGTCCTGCTGTGTGGAAGAACCACAAATGGGATTCGTCCCAGTCGACCCAACTTGTTTTCGGAATTTATCCGTTCCCTGGACTATAAGTATAATTGGATAGCTA